TTTTTGGATACACAGGTTTTCCCCATAGATGGTAAAGAGGTATCCAAAGCTCTATTTGAACTCGGGTTCTCTACGCTCAACATGAAACGACGAGTATCCGCCCGAATCAGAAAATTCCTCAATAACTCGGTAGATCATTCAGAACCCTTTTGGTATATCGATGTGATGGTGAATTGTGCCGATAAATGTTTCGATGTAACCTTTGAGACCAATTTTTGCCAGTCTAAAGTTATTTGTCGACAGGGATTCGATAGCGTAGCTGAACTAACCGATGTAATTCGTAAAAATCAGGTTGTCAATTGGTTAGCAGGAATGCCTACTTTCGAAACACCCACTCGATTAGTCACAGTACGAACGCAGGGCCTATCAGTTATCACCGTTGATGAAGCGGATTAGTTCTTCTAAAGCAGATATGGCACCTCCAACAACAAATGGCCACACTTGAGTATCCATTTTTGAGCGTTCAGCTACATTGGCAGGATCACTTAATTTTTTAAAAGCCTGATCTGCTTCTGAGATTGTTAGAATAAGTCGCTTGACGCACAGTAGTACAGCTTGCTTTTCTGCTGGTTCGAAATGAAGCAATGTTAAGTACTCTATAACCTCACGGGCTTGGGCCTGTAGATCCTTAACATGGCCTGGGGTATAATGCTTTAAGTTATCAAAATCAATGATAAACTTGAATAGCTGTCTAGCGAGTTCGCTTCTGATGGGGGGTTGCATCGTTAGTTGATTTTTCAACCCAAATATAACACGAATACAGCCCAATAAAACCGGGTCAACTTTAAAGCGTATAGCTATATGCGTTATCTATTGTCTTTTCAAAATTAGCGTTCAATGAAAAAACTGGAAACCCTAGTAGCCTTGTGGCGTGGTCAGGGATTAAAGAAAAAACAGAAGTCGAAGATCATCTCCAGATACATGAAGAAGTTCAGAATCAGCAAGAACACGGCCGATAGCACTGTAAATGGCCGCCGTGACAGTGTGGAGCCTGAAGAAGTTACTTTCCTGGAAAAGGAGATCGAAGCGGCCCTGAAATTCAATAACGAAGTACTAACTACTTAAAAACCATGATTTTATTACTTGCGGGCGTTGCCCTATTCATTTCGGCACTTTTCAACAATAAGAAACCCAAACCTTACCACCATCGCCGCCGGAAAAGATGAGCCTTGTCTTCGTTTCGTTTGTCTCCTTACTACTGATTTTATCCTACGTTTTTCGGCCCACTCAGGATGATTTATACCGGAAAGATGGCCGTCTGTAACCACCTTTAAAAACTACTCAAATATGAGCCTTCCTTCATTGGTCGCCATCGCTGGCGATAGTGTCCTTATTCGTGCCAAAAAAGGCCAGCTACAGGCCATAGTAAAGGGGGCTACGCTGGTATACGAGAACGGTTCCTGGGTAACTCGCTACATCGTATCGATCCTTAATCACGATCTGGAAGTAACGGCTGATCAGATCATTCCAGTACTGGAAACTCAGAACGGCCTGGATCTGGATACGATCAGGGAATTACACCTGCTGAACCGTCCCTGTAAGCTTCATACGCTTTCATTCAGCAATTTAAAGAAAGCCCAAAAGATCGTTACCAGCCACTTGAATACGATCATCTTTTCCAACCGTACAGAGTTCGATTTATGGCTTCCGATCCTGAAGGCCATCAATACGGAAATTCAGAAGATCTACGCACAAATGGAGCCTTCTCAGGAAGCGAAGGCACTGATTCCATTCATCCGCCTAAAATGGGAAATTAACTATGGGAGCCGCTAAACAACAGCCCAAACTGGAAGTAATCCGGGATGATTTTGGGCAAGCTACGCACGACCTGGCCACGTCTGAAGTCTACTTATCAGCACCGCCCGAACTCAAGGCGTTAATTGATCGACTAGCAGAAACAGCGATCAACGCCGTGGAAGCTTCCCAGGTGGCCATCGAACAACCCCGTTCCCTGCATACGCATTCCTACGGCCCGAAGATCCAGCATGATCAGCGGAATGAAATCGCCGAACTGGGGGAATTCAACGGCCACAAAACGGAGCACCACCAGCACAACACCTTATACAATCAGGTAACGGCCCGAGCGTATACAGGGGATTGGATCTACTGGGTTAGTCCGGATCTGATTATCAGTACAAACGGAAACTTCGTTTTCCGTCCCAAAACCAAAAAACTCATCCTTCAGGTTGGCGAAATCGAGCTAACTGATTCAGAAGTACAGGAGCTTTTCCGCGTACTAAAAGAAGATTTTAATCTACGTGGAAAGGTCTGATTATGAAAACGTACGATAGCAAAAGAAGCTTTTTTTCTAACCCTTTTGCCAAAAGCCAGGAGCGGGTAAATTCTGCGGCCACGCTAACGGATCAGGATCTGGAAGGCGAAATAAACAAACGCCTCAAAGGGGATGTGTTCCCGTTGGATGTGTTCCCGAGTGAAATCACCGAACTTCTTAGTGTGATCCATCACAAGCTGGAAGGGGAACGGGCCTTCATTGGCCAGTCCGTTCTATCGATGGTTTCGGCGGCTATCGGATCCGCTATTGTAGCTCGTTCCGGAACGTGGCAAACCCCACTGACTCAGTGGTCTGTATCGGTCGGAATCTCTTCTTCCGGTAAGTCAATGGTACAGGGGATCCTTCGCAAACCTCTTGATCGTATTCAGGCGATTTTCGATGATGAATACGAACAAGCCCTTCGTAAAAGAGACGATCCTAAAAGAGACGATCCGGAGGAAGAAGATGATGAAGATGATGATGAGCCACTGGACGCCAAAGGGTACCGAAACAAAAAGAAGAAGTACCAGCCGTATGAGGCACCCCCACGGAAAACCATCTTCATCAATGATATCACTTTCGAATCGATGATCAATGACGTTATGAAGCATAACTTCAAAGGTATCTGCAAGTTCGAAGATGAAATGGTAAAGTGGTTTGATGATATGAAACGCTATAAATCAGGCGGTTCTGAAATCAGCTTCTGGACTTCGGCTTGGGCCACGCCTACGAACTTCACGATGGCCCGATCAGGCGGAAAGTATTTGGTGATCAATAAAAAGCACATGGTGGCCAGCATCGTGGGCGGTACCCAACCAAAACTACTATACCGTTTTTTCGACGAAGACAAGGCTTATTCTGGGTTCTCGTTTCGCTTCCTTTTTGCGATGGCCGATGAAGTGAAGGTAACGGATCCGGATCTGGAATTTAAGATTTCGGATGATCTAATGAATCCCTACACCGGAATGCTGGAGTGGCTTTACAAAGAATCACCCATGCGTTCGGCTGAATCGGATCCGATCCCTCTATCCCTCAATAGATCCGCGATTAAGACCATGCAGGAATGGCAAACCAGAAATGCCAAAATTATCAATCAGTTAGACGATCCGGAAGAGAAAGAAATCAAGGCAGGTATTTACGGGAAAAACAAAGAATACTGTCTTCGGTTTGCGGCCATGCTGGCGGCAATGGATGCGGCTTGTAAACGCCAGAAAATTACCCATGAAACGCCTGTAAATGCTGATCATGTTCAGCGAGCTATCAAACTGGCCGATTACTTCTTTAAAACGGGCTGGCAAGCCTATGAAATGGCTAAATCCCGGAAGATTGTTCCCGCTGAAGTACTGGAGTTTGCTGGGCTATTTAAACACTGCGATTGCAATCAAACCCGGATGGCCGAAATTCTGAAAATCTCCCGTCAGGCGGTATCTAAAAAGCTTAACAAGTATCTGGATCTGTACCCGTCTGCTTTCAACGCTCGCAACACCATTTAGTACGATGCTCACCTTTCCTAAATCCCAGAAGGAAAAGCCTTCTTACCGCCGCTGGTGCCTAGTGTTTACAGGTACCCCTAGTGATGGATCCAGCGGCTTCAAAATCGCTCAATTTGATGGCCGATTCTGGACGAATGAAGTAGGACTAATACTAGATTCAAAAGTTAAGTCCTGGGCGTATTTAACCCCAGAAAATACTAAAAATTAAAAGCGTGGTTGCGGTTGACAATAAAAACCTTGTTTAAATGCAATTTAGGTTTATAACTCTCTGACTATCAGCAAAAAAGGGGGTGCAACCAACCGCAACCAAAATACCGTTTTCAATTTTGCAAGTGCCTGATAATGAGTCTTAGCAAACACCAAAAACGCAACCTGTTTGGTTGCGGTAGGTTGACAAAAACCGCAACCAAGTGCAACCAAACAGGTTGCGTTTTTGCCACTCCGAAAATCTGATTATCAATAAGTTACAAACTCAAAAACTTAAAAATGGTTGCGGTTGGTTGCACCCCCTTAAAAACTGATTATCAGTTACTTACAAGTGTAAATTGTATTTAAACGGGGTTTTTCTTGTCAACCGCAACCAGCACACTGAAAATGAACGAAAAACAAGCAATCAACAGGATTCTAAAGGTTTTAGGAGCCTTGAATTATTCCGGGAATCACGACAAAGTAAAAGCCCTGGTAAAGCAGGGGATCGCCTCGGAGATCAACAGTCTGGAAATCACCTTTTTGATTCTTAGCCATTTTGGCAAAAAGAAGGTGGCCACGAAGCTGATTACCCCCCACGTAAACACGCTGATGCAACTCTTTCAATAACCCAAATCACCCACACCCGTATGATCCGTTTGGTAAAAATTGCACTCGTAATTCTCGTATGGGGGCCCATACTCATTGCCCAGGCAATTGCCGCCCTTATTCATCAACTTCTCTTACCCTTTCATTCAAAAAATAATGACTAAAGAACTAACTGAAGCAGGGGCAAAGGATAAAGCCCTGGTGCGTTGGATGCTTACCCTGGTAGCGTACCGAATGCTGGCCCAGTCCAACTTCAAAGCGGCCATCGGCAAACAAGTACAGGCGGCAAAAGATCGGGCTTTTGCGGGCCTTTCTGAAGAAGATCTGAAGCCTATCATCCTAGCCGGCGATATCATGGAAAAGCTGGCTCTGAAGTTGGCCCGTTGCAAGGATATTGAAACGCTGGAACAATCGGTAGCGTACGCTGAAAGCTTGCTGGAAGGTGAAGTACTGGTGGTACAGGAGGATGAGACGCTGAAACCGAATGTATAGATGCCCATTGATTATTCGAAGTATCACCCAAAATGGAAGTTGATATCCCGATTAATCCGATTCACCAGGGCGGCCAATTGTTGCGAAACGTGTGGCGTAGAAAACGCCAGGCTGATCATCCGCCAGGGGGCCAGCTACCGATACGCCAGCGATGAAGAAGTGGCTCATTTCACCGCCCTGCATCGATCAGGAATCAACTACTGGAAGGCACTTAAACAGGCCGGTGGCCGGTTTGATCCGGATCATCCTTACGGTGGCCCACTTGGATCGTGATATCGGAAACAACCGATTCGGCAATCTAAAGGCCATGTGCCAGTACTGCCATTTGAATTACGATCGGCCGGAAAACCAACGGCTTCAGAAGTACGGGAAAAACGATAGTACGCTTTCACTCTACAAACCACCAAACGAATGATTCTAGGCATGATCGGGGGCGTCGTGGCTCTTCTGTCACTAACCGCCCTGTTAGTTGATTTCAAGGAAGTGAAACCTAAAAAAGATAGCCCGTGGAAAGACTAACGGTAATATCCTTTTCCGGCGGCCGTAGCTCTGCAATGATGACAAAGCGAATGCTCGAAAGTGGCCGCTATGAAAACCGAATCATTGTCTTTGCCAACACCGGAAAGGAACGCCCTGAAACCTTGGATTTTGTACATGAATGTGATGTGCGTTGGGATCTGAATTTGATCTGGCTGGAATATGACCCGATAGCCAAATTCCGGATCGTCAGTTACGAAACGGCATCACGAAACGGTGAACCTTTTAATCGGCTTATCGAAAAAAGGAAGTATTTGCCCAACGTCGTAGCCCGGTTCTGTACGGGTGATCTGAAGGTAAAGCCCATCAAAAAATACATTCAGTCACTGGGTTTTAAAAACTGGGATAACGCAATGGGTATTCGTTATGACGAACCTTTACGATGGGGGAAAATGCTTCAGAATACCCAGCCAGAACCGTGGTTTAATATCCTGCCTTTGTACGAAGATGGCATAATGAAAGACGACGTTTTCCGCTTCTGGAGAAAGCAAGGTTTCGACCTTCAGCTGGAATCCCACCAAGGTAATTGTGATCTATGCTTTATGAAGGGCCGGAAAAAAATTACTCAGCTGATCCGCGAAAATCCTGATTCGGCGAAATGGTGGACTGATCAGGAAAACCGAACCGGAAGTACGTTTCGAAAGGAGGTTTCCTATGCCGAATTGGCCAAGCGGGCTGAAGCACCACAAGCCCCTTCACTATTTGATTTTGAACCTGAATTTCCCTGTCACTGTAACATTGATTAAAATATGACTACTCAGGAATTTTTAACACGCAGAAGTAATTTACTTTCCATGCTGGAAGAGTATAAAAAAACGATCAATATCAACTATCAAGAACTTTCCGATCGTTTTATCCAGGCTAACAGCCCACTTCAAAAAGAAATGGTTTACGAACCCGTAAAAAAGCCTTTGGTTCGCAAACCCAAAAACTCAAATCGGTTTGTCGTCTACGAAGTTGAAGTTCAGATGTTCCGCGATGTGCCCTATATCAGGGTAGGGGGGTGGTTTCTGGATCTTCAGAATGTTCCTCTGATCTGGAAAACGTATACCGTATGGGGGCCGCAATTCTTGGAACCCACGGAGTTCACGCTTTCAGCCAATCAAACACACTTACCACCACCCCAAAAGCTTCGCCGCAAATGGAATCTCAGCAGACACCGAAATTTAAATATCGTTGGTATAAGTACCCCCACCGGAACCGTACCGAGCTTCACATGAAAGAATGGATCCGGGATAACTACCATTTGTTTAATGGCACCTTCGAAGATTTTCATGAAGCCGTTGTGAAGGAATGTAACTCGTACATGAAGCAAAACCCCACCCACGGCCGGGTAAAGGTTACAGAAATATATACCAGATCGATGCTCTTTTCAGGCAAAAAAATTGGGTGGGCTTTTTATGTGAAGGTCGCAAGTCGGAAAGCTCCAGCAATATCTGCCATATATCGGCTTCCGTTCGAAGATTACCGTACGTCCAATGAATCGGCGGATCCGGGAAGTAGGTTTGAATCCACAAACGACTCGCAATCGTAAAAGCCATGAATAGAAAAAGCCCTGATGCTCGCAACATCGGGGCTAAAATTCACCGGATCTTCCAAACCCAGCAAGGCATACGTAAAGTTAACAAACTTTTTCCACACTGCCCCATGCTACTCCCTGTACCTGTTAAAGCACACGTTAAAGAATTCTTTCAATCGTCGCAAGTGCTCGGAAAAGAGCCGATTGAAATCCGTCGGAATCATCGCCTAGGACAAATCATCTGTGCGGTGTTTTGTTCCTATCCGCTTATCGAGGATGACAGGGAGGAAGAAGATCTGGAGCCCATCTATTTACTGGATCCGGATTACCTAAACCTAGTACTCAAATTCAAAATTAATCCCGCCCTGATTACAGACGATCGCCTGATGGTACTGGGTCAGATGCTGGAGGTAGTATACGAGTTTTACGCCATCGCTTTTGTAAACGGCCGGATGTCTATTTTCCCCAGCCTGAACGGAGCGGCCGAATGGTTTACCAAGACTCACAATCTGAAGTTAAACAGTTATTCATCGGACGCGGTACGGAAATTAGTCGATCGCACGAAAACGAAACGTTTACCGATTCACGATAAACTTTCAGTAGTCGACAAAAATAACGTGTCCAATTATCGCGAAAAGGTGTCCAATTTCGCGTAAAACCTGTCCAGATTTCAACATAATTGTCCAACCAATTTGAAGGCTTCCGAATGTCCGTATGAAGGGCATTCGGAAGCCTTTTTTTTCTGGGTTCCGGCCAATTTCGGCCCGTTTTTGAGTCCTACTTTCTTTATATAGGAAGGTTCACCTTTAGGCTATGTTTATCAAGACACTGCCAGTATACACGGGCCTGACTACGGCCGAAGGTGAAGCCAATGCCGCCGGTATCAATCGCCTCAGATTGATACCGGCGGAGCTCTTAACGGTTGCCCTTCCAGATCCGAATTCGGAATTCGACCTTCCGGATCTCTACATCGATTCCCGATCGATCTTCCTGAACGACGCTACGGATTTTGTCGATATCGACGTGATCCCGGAATATGCTTCCTATTCGGAAGATCTGGTGGAAGATGCCAATGGCGAAGTATACCAGTGTTCCATTCAGCTGGCCATCCCCAAAGATCGCCCAGACGTAACGGCGTGGATCCATCGCAACCGGCAAAAACGGTGGGTGGCCCTGATCCGCGATCGGAACGGATTCATTCGCCTGGTGGGTACGGATCAGCAACCCCTTCAACTGAGCGTGAAGGGCGGCCTGGGAGCGAAGAACGGCCGCAATGGCCGGACGCTGGCTTTATCTACAAATGCCATCATGCCATCCCTGTACGTGGATTCCATCGAGTCAGTGGATCTATTCGCCACTACCGAGTTCGATTTCAGCTTTTCACACGAATTCAATACCTAATTTTTTAGCCATGATTAACCCCCAGGAAATCCTTCAAAAAATTGAAGGTGAAGTACTTTCATCGCCGCCGGCACCGCCCCGATCCAACACGGCGGAAAGCATCCGTGGCATTCTTTCCGCCCTGGTTCAGTGGGTGACGGAAAACGATTTTACCCCAGAACATGAGTGGGATGGAACCAGGATTCGATTTTTACGGGCCGATGGCGTGGCCGGTCCCTGGATTGAATTGAAAGGAACGAAAGGAGATATACCCGAACACGTTTGGGTGGGATCTTCTGTTTCTTTTCAAAACCCAGATGGCACGTTTGATCTTCCTATAAATCTGAAGGGAGATAAGGGGGATAAAGGGGTAAAGTTTCGGGGAGCCTGGCAACCCAACACGTTCTACGCCGCCGATGATGTGGTGACTTTTTCCGGTAGTACGTACCGCCGCCTGGCTGATGGAATTTCAGGATCTTCGCTTACCCTGGCTAACTATGAAGTACTCGCTCAGGGCGGTTCAGTAGCTGGGGAACGCACCATTACCCCGGAAAAAACTACGTTCGTCGGGGTAGGTAGGAATATCTTTAATAAGATTGATCCGAACAATCAGCCCGATAAGTATGTACTCTGGAATACTGGAAAACTGGCCAATAATTCCACGTACATCGCCTCGCATTTTATGCCGGTACCAGCGGGCGGGAATATCGCCGTACCTTCTATCACGCAGACAGCATTCTATTCGGGACCGAACGAAGATTCCTATATCTCAGGGGTCAACTCAGGCGGTAGTAGCAAAACGTTTCCCATCCCAGCCGGTGCTGCATATATGCGGATGTCGATTCTGAAATCTCAGGTAGATACTTGGATGGTAGTCGTAGGTACTGTACTTCCTGAGCAGTATCAGGGATTCTACATACTTAACGGGGTCGATTTTTCGGACCTGTTTCTGATCACTCGCATGATCGCCGAAAATGCGATTATTTCCAGTAAGTTGGCCGATTTCGCTGTAGTTGCTGAAAAGTTAGGTATTGGTTCAGTAGTAGCTGATCGAATTGCGAAAGCGGCGGTACTTCCTGAAATGGCTAGTTTTCTGAAAACGGGCAAGCAAAAGTTCAATATCAATCATCCCGACAACAAGCCCGATACCTACGTAGGCCCGGACACGAAAGGAGCAACGAACCCTAATACCAGTTACAATTCAACGCATTTTATCCCGGTTTCTGCTATTACTCACTATCCGAGTTTTAAACACCAGATTGCTTACTACGATCTGAACCGGAATTATATTTCAGGGGAAACCAATACACGGACGGATCAGGCGATTACGCCGCCTGCGGGTGCGGAGTGGGCAAGGTTCAGCGTTTCGAAAGCCGCCTGGGCAACCTTTATGGTTTCGGAAGGAAACGCTTCGGCTCCCTGGGAAAGCTTTTACTATGAATTTAATGGCATCCGGGTCAGTGTATCCGATGCTGCGATCATCACCGCGAAACTCGCTGATCTGGCGGTATCGACGGCAAAGATTGCTCTGAAGGCCATCACGACGGATCGAATTGCAGATAACGCGGTAACGCCCTTTCAGACGAATTTCATCCTGGAAAGTGTAGGGAAGCAGAAGTTCAACAAGGCCACGGTTGAAGCTGGGATGTACCAGAACGAAACCGGGTTCAGGGGCGGGAATGCTGGCTATGCTCTATCTGCGTTTATCAAGGTTGAAGTCGGTAAAACCTACACCGGCAAGGGGTCAAATAATGGCTTCCGGTATGTGACCTATTTTAACGCGTCACAACAGTGGGTAGGGGGGGTGAAAGACGCGGGGCAACAGTTTACGCCGCCCGCTGGAGTAGCTTTCGTGAAAATTACAATCTATACCGTGGATTTAGACAGCTTCATGCTGGTCTTAGGAAACGCGGCGGCTCCCTGGGAGGTGTACACGACTGTGTATGATCTGGTGATGGCAGATAAGCCATTGCGGGCAACCGCTCTAAGTGAATCCCTGTACGCGGATATTGCCAAGTACATCAAGGAAAATCAGGTACTCGATAGCCCCGTGCAGGGGGGTGATTTTTCCATTGCACCGAAATATTATTGGCCGGTCGGTAAGGAATTCAACCTGTACACTGAAAACACCCTTTTGAACTACGACCTCTGGAAGGGTCACGTAGATCTATCAGTTTCGGGTATATCGGGAGCCGTTCAAACGGGTCGTTCACTGAAGTGTAAACCCACCGCTGACGGAACGTACAATATTTCCGGCTCGTTTTTAAATGCAAAATTTGACGTAGCTTTTAATATCGTTTCCCAAATCCGAGCTGTAGAACTAATAAATACGAACCCGGTGGTGGTCCAGATCGTGGGCGATAGCTACACCCGCCGTGGTACGTTTATCGAGCAACTGATGGCGATGATTCCGCAAGGCGTCACCTTCGTAGGGATCAGGGATTCAGCTAACTCGAACCCTTCCGTACGTTGCGAGGGTCGGGGCGGCTGGACACTGGTGCAGTACGTGACGCTTTCGAAGGTTTGGTATAGTCCCTTCGTTCATCCCCTGGAAGGTTCCTATCTCTACATGGGTAATACAGAGTTCTGGATTAAAGCCAACCAGGGATTACCCGATTCGGTAGGACAAGGCTATGATTACAATTGGTTTAACGTCAAAGGACAATTCAATACGTCAACTGGCTATCCGTTAGCTCCCAGGGCGAACGATGTAATGTACGACAATGCTCAGGCTAAGTTTTTCTACTGGGATGGCTCTGCCTGGCTGGAAATCGCGGAATCGACCCTGAATTTTGGGGTAAGCTATGCGAAATACCGGCAGGCTTGGAATATTCCGGCCGTTCACATCATTCACCTTTTACTAGGCACTAACGACTTTGCAGGGGCAACCATGAGCACGTTTGCGGGATTGTATGCGAGCTTTAAAACCCGCTATGATTCGCTGATTGCTTCGATTAAGGCCGCCCTGCCCGGCGTGAAAATCGTGATAGGTATCCCGGTTTCTTCGGGCCGCCAGGGCTGTGATGGTGTCGGAACGACGGAGCGTAGAAAGCGGGTGTTCAAAAGCCTACATAATGCACTCATTGCCGATTATGCGAACCGCGAGGGGGAAAACCTGTACATCGCGGATTATCATTCTACAGTGGACCGGGTTTACGGCTACGGAAAAAGCTACAGTAAGCCATTCGAAGAATATACCGGCACGGAAACCCTTACCCTTACCGCCCAGCAAACGGAAGCCTATACCAGCGACACGGTACATATCAATAAAGATGGTTTTGCTCAAATGGGTTTGCAGTTCATGGGAATTGTTCAGGCTCTCAGACCTTAGAATTCAATAGTAAAAAAGCCCAGCTGAATCACCAGCTGGGCTTTTTTTGTGTCCTATGCCCGCCAGAGCCAGCTGGGTAATGTTGTACCATCTTTTGATTTTCAGACCGATGGTAGAAACCCTTTTAAATTCCAAGTGGGCACTTGAGCCCAGCTTTCACGATCGTATGGCGTTGATCGTTATGCAACGCCTGGCGGCCGGCAAAACGGCGGTAATGATCGAGGAAGACCGACCGGATCCGTACTTCGTTAGCATCATTTCGGCGGCTTCCGCTGGCCGTAGCTCCAGCCGTAACCAGGAAGATGAAGGCCGCGTGGTAGTCCTTCCCATCATGGGCACCATGAGCCGATACGGGGATTTTTGTTCGTACGGTACCGAAGACTACGCTTCCTGGATCATTGAAGCGAACAACGATCCCACCATTTCAGCCATCGTTTTGGAAATCAATTCACCTGGCGGCCAGGTCGATGGTACCGAAGCCCTGGGCGAAGTGATCCGTACCAGCAAAAAGCCCGTGGTGGCCTGGGTTGCCGGTATGGCAGCCAGTGCCGCCTACTGGGTCGCCAGCCAGGCCAGCCACATTATGATGGAATCCAAGACTTCCAGCGAAGTGGGATCCATTGGTGTACTGGCCATGCACGTAGACGCCAGCGAAGCCTACCAAAAAGAGGGCTACAAAGTCACCATCGTAAGGGCTACCGGATCCGAGGACAAAGCCCTTTTCAACTCCATTGAACCCCTTTCTGACGCGGTCTTGAACGAAACCAAAGCCGTGCTTTCCGTGATCCGGAAGGAATTCGAAGCCACCGTGAAAGCCGGTCGCCCTGAGATCGATGAAAACGTTTTCACGGGCAAAATGTACATGGGCCGCGATGCTATCAAACTGGGGATGGCTGATAGTATCGGCTTCCTGGGGGATGCAATCGCAAAGGCCGCCAAACTGGCCAAACAGGCCGCTTAATCTGCGTACCAATTAATCTTTTATATCCATGAAAAAGTCACTCAAAAGCTTCGCCCGCAAACAGGCTGAAGAAGAAAAGAAGGAAACTACGGCCCCCGAAGTAAAAGGCAAGAAGGCCAAAAAGGAGGAAGAAGAAACCCCGGAAGAAGATTCCGAAGAAGAAGAAATCACCATCGAGGAAGAAGAATCTTCTGAGGAAGAAACTACCGACGAATCGGCGGAAGTACCGGAAGAATTAGCCGATGAAGTGGACGAAGTAGAAACCGGAAACCAGGCTTCAAATACGCTTCAGCCTGGCCACATTTCCATCAATGCTTCCGAACTCCAGAAGCTTCAAAAGGACGCCAGCCTGTGGCGTAAAAACAAGACTCAGTTCGCCACGCTTTCGGCTTGGTATGAGAACACCGTAAAGGCGGGCATCGAAGCCAAAGAGGACGAAACGACCCGTTCACAAGAGGATTCTGTAAAAGCCACGGTACTATCCAAACCCTGGAATCAGAAGGCCCAGGGCAAGAAATAAGCGTCCTAACGCTTCCGGCGAATGTTTTAAACATTCGCCTTTCCAATTCTAACAAACGCATTCGCAACCACTAATTTTTTTTCTAATGGCTTCTTTTAAACTAGGAGATTTGGCCGCATCGCTGGAAATGTACGCCCGCGATAACGAAGAGCATATCTTCGAAGAAACCTTCATTCCCGGCCTGGAAGGTATCCCCGGATCGCCCATCGTTCCCATCGCGGACTATATGCGAATGATGCCCGCAATGGATGAAGTTGTTCTGTCTTCCTTGCAGATCGGCAGTGTCGTACAACCAGGTGCGAAAAACACCTTTAATCCTACTACGGACGCGGTAAACATCAAACCCCGGATTGGTAAGATTCGCCCTATCAAAGTCGATTTGCTTTTCGATCACCAAACGATCATCGCCCTTTACAAAAGCTATCTGGGCGAATGCCGGGCTAAGAAAATTGACCCTGAAGTAGTGCCCTTAGAAGAGTACATCAAACGCGATATTGTCCGCCAGGCGAAGGAAGATATTCGGGTACAATCGCTTTGGAACGGGGTATACAATAAGGCCAATACAACGCCTTTGGACGTAATGGATGGTTTGAAAACACAGCTTTTACTGTGCATTTCTGAAGGTGAAACCCCAGCGGGTAACATTGCCGATACGGCACCCATCACCCGTACGAATGCCGTGGCTGAAACCCAAAAGGTTCTGGATATCATCCCAGATAAGGAGATGTATTCCAATCAGCTGATTTGCGTGTGTGCACGCGAATACAAGACGGCCTACGAACTGGATTTCCAAGCCAAACACGGTAGTCTTCCTTACAATACCAGCCAGGAAAAAGGCCACATCGTAGGGACGAACATTCAGTTTGTGGTTGAGCCTGGTTTGTCTGGTTTTAATCGCCCGATTATCACCAAGCGAAACAACTTCGTGTATCTCTACGACGAAGAAGGAAGCTGAACAACCTGGAGGTTGACTACGAAAAACGTACCCGTTCCATCGCCTGGATCATGGATGGCCAGGTAGGTGCCGGTATTGCCCGCCCGGATCAGATTTGGACGAGTGATTCCATCTAATTCCCCCTTGTACCTGGTGCCGGATTCGTTCGGTACCAGGTCTTCATTCTGTTTTTTTCTAACGCTTCACTTTTCAAGTTTTCACGTACACAAATGAAAAATTTCAGTTTCAAAGAATTCGCTTTTGCGGCCTTTGTTTTTGCCCTGGTGATGGTGTTACCCCAGCACCTTTTCGCCGCCCTTCCGGCTTTTATGGGCGATGCCGGATCCTTTCTTTCGCCTGATCATGTGATCATCGGAATGTCTGTAGTTAGCCTTGTTAACATCGACGGATCCAGCGAAGGCACGCCAAACCCCGGCGGTACCAGAAACCTGTACATCGTCGCCCGCAAGGATATCAAGGGCGTATGGCCCAAAGAAGGCGATATCGTAAACGGGGAAATCATCAATCCGCCTGTAATGGAAGACGGAAAGAAATTCGCCGAATATGAATTCCCGGATGGTACGTTCCAGATCGCGGATGATGGCGGCGGGGATGCCGGTTATCAGTCATATAAACACACGGTGGATTTTGCCATCGCGGGCTTTAATAAAAAGCTGGTGGCCGAAATGCGTAAACACCTGAATACGTCTTCGGTAATCGTCGCAGAACTCAACGATGGCCAGCTGGCCCTGGCTGGATCTTCTGATAATGGTCTGTACATTAAATCCGGCTTTAAATCGGGTTCGAAGGGTAACGATAAGCGTGGCTTTACGGCAAAAGGCGAACAGGATGGATTCATGTGGGGCATTGTTCCCCTGGCTCCAGCAGTAGCCGCCGCCCTGCCATTGCTTTCCAATGCAGTGCCCACGGCTGAAGAAGGTGCCTAGCGTATGCTGATCAAGTACAAACTGATCCACGTTCCGGAAGGGGGCGTGGATCACTTAATAAATGGGCAAAGGGTCACACTTTCCAATAAGATGACCGATGAACAGGCCGAAATTCTGATCGCGGCCGGCCCAGGTAAGAAGTATTTTAAAAAGGTCAGAGCCACCCCAGTGAACCAATCCAATGGCCAAAAAGAAAGCAAATCCGGCACCAAGTCCGGAAGTAACCGAAAACCAAGTGGCAACGCCGCAAGTAACAGCTGAACCGATCCAAAGCGATGAAAACCTTTTTACTGATCGGCCAATCGGCGGCGACGCTTCTGGGGCCGCTATCGATAGCGAATCTACTGGATCAACTGGATCAGCCCGTACTGATTCAGAATCTGGAAGAAATACCCCTGACACCGGAGGAACTGGCGTTTCTGAAGGCTCAGGAGATCCAGGAAGCCCTGATCCAGCAGGATATGGGGAAGATCATGCTGGATCTACAGAATTACCTGGTAACGGAACCCCAGCCGATGGAGCTGAAGATGGATCTGAAACCGCCCCTAGCGATGTGCCCGAAGATGATTCGGATTCCGAAGGTTCGCACGAACTGGAAAGCGATGAATCGGGGCTGGCAGAAGAATCATCGAAAGAAACCGGAAACCAACCCATAGTACATTCCCTGAGCCTAAAGGATCGGATCAAAGCGATTCTTACAGGCACTAAGTTCAATGTCTTGGAACAGGCTGCAGTCGAAGAAACTGAAGAAGAAAAACGTGGCCGACGGATCCGTGAAAAGGCGGCCGCTGAACTGGAGCGTCTGAAAGCAAAATCTCTTCTTCGTACCCTGGAGAATACCCAGCAACCGGATGAACGGGCTACCCTGGAAGATCGCTATTCCAAAGAATCGTAATTCAGAATAAAAAGGCCAGCGATACCCAGCTGGCCTTTTTTACTATCACGCCCATGCTTTCGATCACCTTACCCGCGTTAACGCCTCACTTGCTGTCGGCCGATATTGATCCCATCAAATTACAGGAAGCCCTTTCGGCTTACCTGGAAGAAATGGGTATTTACATCGGCTTAAACTATTCAGAATTCTATCAGCCGATCGAATACCTGGAAGCCTCCGATATGAAGCAAAAAGTAAGCGACTTTACCGACGCCTTCATTCAATTAACCCCCGTAGAACTCTTAGACGATGAATCATACCGAATGGAGGATCCAGAAGATCAAAGCGAAGGCGAATCTGGATCTAATTATTACCCGTTTTAAGCGAAACCTGGCCACTCAGGAAGAACTGGATCAAGCCCAGCAGATTTTCGACGCCCTGAAGGAATTTAAGGCCGAGCCGGATCCCGTTACGCCTACGCCCGTTCCATCGGCTCCAGTAACGCCTGAAACGCCGCCGGCCGCCGTGGTGCCGCTGATTGCATCGGTACCTGAAAACGTTCCGGTAATGAAAGTAAGTGAGTTTACCCAGCTGATGGAAAATCTTTCCATTGAAAGGGCGGAAGCTCACAAGCAAATGTGTTTACGTTCCAATCAGATGGCCAATTTCCCACCAACGCAGAATATTAAGAAGCAGGTGGACGAAATCCAGGCGTATAAACGTCAGCGAAACGAAATCGGGGAAAAGATCGCTTATCTGGAGAAAAACGGAAAGCTTCCGGATCCCGAACCGCAAGACCAGGGCGAAACACCCGCCCCCCAGACCTCAGAAGCGTTTTTGAAGAACTTGCCAGCTGATCGATACGAGATCAATAAGATCCTGAAGGATTCGCTTCTTCCCAACCTTTCAAAAGCTCGAAAGAAGCTGGCCACGGCCACGCAAGAAAATTGGAAAGCCCACTACGCTCAAAAGGTTGCCCTTTTGGAAGCTCAGGTGGCTGGTGCTCGCTCGAAAATGTCTTCTTTGAATTAACTTAGGGGCAAACGTAATCCATACCATCATGCGGTTTATTTTCTCCCTGTTTTTTGCCTGTTTGTTGCCTGTATTGGGATATTCTCAAAAGCAACAAACGGGCAATGATTCTATACAGTATCAAATTAATCAGCTTTCAAAAGAGTTTAAAGCACTCAAGCAGACTAATGATTCTTTAAATAAAGAATTGTATTACTTCAGAGCTAAGGAAGATTATTATGCATTGGCAGTAGATCGACAAGGCACTCATTTTGAATTTCTAATAACTACGATAATTGCACTAGTAGGTTTTATATCATGGGGTTACTTCAGATCTAGATTCCAAAGTATTGAAAATCAGAACGAAGAACAGAAAAAAGAGGTCATCGAAATGATTGACTTAGCCAAAAAGGATATAAAAGAATTAAATAGCGAATTTTGTATTAATATGGGTTTAGTGTTTCAAAATACCCCACTGAACAGTAAATTTAATGTATATGGTGAAGTGGAGTTTAACCTTCACGCTGTGAAGTTTTACAGTATCGCAATTCCACTTACAGAAGATGAGCCTTCACTAAAGGTTGTTAAACTTAATCTTATTAAAGCTTTGCAAAACTCTATAGTATGCTGTAAAAAGCTGTCTCGAGAGCCTAAAAATTCATTGCCTAAATTTGGGACGAATGCATCGACTGTAATGCTAGAGCAAATTAAGTATACCAAAGACACCTATATACCTAGAATATTTAAATTCGAAGATGAGAAAATGACTAGCCGTGCACTTGAGTTAGCCGTGATTTTGAAAGATCTTGATAAGATTTTAAAAGAAAATACCTCTGAGTTTTACGCATTGGTTGGTAAGCCGGTGGGTGGGAAAAGTGAGAATTCAAAGGATAATACTTCAGATTCTTCCTCCAAAGAGTAAATATTTACGTCCTGTTACTGCCCGAAGGGTTTCAGTATTCTCGCCCCCAGAATACTGAAACCCTTTTGATTTTATGGCAAAAACTACAGCCCTTCAGCGGATGCAAAAAGCCCTGAAGGTAGACGAAAATAAGCTGGATAAGTACCTGGCTTATTATTACGAAAATGCCGCCCTGGATCGGGAAAGTATGGAAATGCTGGAGAAATACCGGAAAGCCTGGTCTCTGATGAGCCTGGGAAGACCGGATAATATGGTCATTTCCACGCTGATGAAAGATTACGGCATTTTAGAACGCCAGGCCCGTTACATCGTTTCGGAATCCCTGTACATCTATGGCCGCGTGAAAACGGCCGATAAGCAGGGAAAGAAAATCGCTTCAGCGGAATACTTTCGGCTTCTTTCCAACCTGGCCCGCCAACAGGGCGATATCGACGCGGCCACCAAAGCCTGGGAAAAAGCCGATCGTTTGGATGGCCTTCACGACGAAGAGAAGGTGGGATGGGATTCTGACGCCTTTACGCGGCCGGTGAAGATCGTGTACCAGCAGAATATCAATATTCTCAAGGAAAGTAACCGGATGGCGGAAGATGAGTAAGCAGGTACGACACATCTACGCCAACGCCAAACAGATCAAATTCTTACGATCGCGGGCGAAACGAAAGACCTTCCAGGGCGGGCGGGGTAGTGGGAAAACCACTACCCTGGGCAATGTCATTGGTCAAATGTTTGAAAACCTTCCCAGGGCGAAGGTTGTGCTCGTAGGGCTTACGTACGTTCAGCTGGATCTGATCGTACTTCCGGAAGCAAAGAACGCCCTGGCCCGAATGGGGTACGTCGAGTATTCGAAGGCCACGCCCTGGGGCGTTTACGTGATTGGCCAGCAACCGCCCGACGGATGGCTGAAGCCCTATTCAAGCCCAGGGAAAAGAGGGTGGCAATACTGCATTTGTTTCATTAACGGTTTCACCCTTCAGCTGGTAAGCCAGGATCGGCCGGATAGTCAGCGGGGTATTAACTCCGATGGCGTGCTGGCGGATGAATCGGCCACCCTGAAACAGGAGTTTATGAACACGGTAATTCTACCGGCAAAAAGGGCTAACCGTTACGCAAATTTTTCCCAGCATCCCCTGCATTTGTGCTATTACGATTTTTCTTCAGCGGCCTGGACAAGTGAGGGTATGTGGATCTACGAAACGGAAAGTAAGTGGCAGGAAGAAGTATCTACCCGCTCCAACTGGACGAATGATCAGCTGAAGGAAACACCCCCCGAATTCCTATTCCTGGAAAGTACCTGGGAAGATAATAAGGACGTACTACCAGAAGGGTATTACAAGAACCTGGAAAGCCTGCTGGATCCGATTACCCTGGATGTGGAAGTATGGAATAAGCGTACCAGCCAGCGGCCAGATGGCTTTTACTTTGGCTTCTCTACCCTGAAACATTGCTTTGATCTTTCCTATCGATATGAATTTGACGATAAGACAAAACTTCACCTGCATAAGTCAAATGATTATCGGGAAGATATACTACTGGAAACATCACTGGATTTTAACGCGGCTATCTGCTGGCAGATCGTAGCCCAGGAAGTAGGGGCGGAACTACGCATCATTGAAAGCCAGTTCAAGAAGCCCACGCCTGGCATCGATAAGAACCTGGTGGTACAGTTGGCTGATCACTTTGTGAACCGCTTCCAGCATCACCCAAAGAAAGAGGTGGCTGTATGGGGGGATCCAGGTGGGAAGTCTACATCGGCCACCACCAGCGTAGAGAACCGGCCCTTCTTTGAGCAGTACTGCCAGGTACTGGAGAAGGCAGGGTGGAAGGTACGAAGGGAGTACACCCGCTTCACCTATCCCAGTCATAAGGATAAGTACATCCTGATGAATCACTTACTCTCTGAACAGTCCGATCGTACGACAAGGCTTCGGTTCAATAAGAACACGAACAAACCTTTGATCATTGCCATGCAACAGGCACCCGTCGAAGGCGACTTCAAGAAGAACAAGAAGAGCGAACGCGTGACGATCGGAAGGGAGTACGCCACCGATGGCACCGATGCCCTTGACTACCTGGTGTGGGGCAAGTATAAGAAGCAGCTACCCGACAGCCGGCAGGGCCAACGCAACCACATCTACATTCATAGATCCAGATAAAGAGGGGCATCCGCTGCAAATCAAGACAGATTCTTTCAGATCCTGGCGGGCCATACCCCCCCAGGATCCTTTTTTATATTCCATTTTGAAGATGGCAATTGCCGCCCCCGGTAAAGGGCGGGCGAGTCAATCGTGTTTGAAATCCATCGAAATTTACTTTTCAGGGTATTAAGAGATTGGTTGACAGATTGTTAACTCAAATCTTCACTGCAAAACCCTGTTTTTACCCCTGGCAATTCGTAGAAAAACCCGTCCTATACCCCCTGAAAACGGTCGATTATCCTTGTAATGTCATTTACAAACAAGGGAATGGACTTAACCAACGCCAGAGAAATCACCCTCAAAACCGTACTACACCAAATCCAACAGGCTGGGACTGTCTTTTCCCTGGCGTTTCGAAAGTTGGATGGATCCTACTGCTACAAAGAGCAGGTGAAAAAGAATCCCACAAAGGTGAAAGATCCGGAAAGTCTGGAGAAGAAGGATCTAAGTTCCATCCAGCGAAACATGACGAAAGCCGGCGTGCTCATTCTTTACGACGAGCTAGAGAAACACCCCTTTGAAGTCAAAGTGGAATTGATGGTGGGCTTTAACGGATATAAAATCTTTCACAATTATTGATCATGGCGAAGAAGCATTTTAGAAAGCTGGCCAGCAACGTGTACGCCTTACGGGTGAAGGGGGCTTCGGCCGCGATGGTAACCTTCGGCGAAAAGGATTCCGCGTATTCAGGCAAAACTTCGACCGGCAATGAGGATGATACCTACGTTCCCTGGGGAAAGAAAAATGATCAGCTGGCCCGAATGCACAAGCTGGCCACGGCAAGCCCGAACACCTGGCCACTGATCAGAGCCCGCCGGAATTTTCTAGTGGGATGGGGTGTCTACACCCACCAGGGGAAGATCGACCGGACGGGAAAAACTCTTTACAAAGAAGTATATTCTAAAGAATTCGATACCTGGCGGGATCAGGTGAATTTTGATATTGAATTTATTACGCTTGCCCTGGAATATTCCTTCAGCGGTAACGGCTTTGTAAAACTTACCCTGGATACGAATAAAAAGCTGGCGGCTATTGAAGTGATATCAGCCTTTAAAGTGCGGATCCGGAAGCTGAAGAAGAAGGAATCGAAACCTTCGATGTTTCTGATCAATCCAAACTTTGGAACGTCTGACTTCAAGGATGCCGATACGCAGAAGATCCCAGCGTATGATCCAGCGAACCCTACCAAATTCCCCGTTTCCATTCTTCATATCAAAGAGCGGATCCCAGGTCAGGATTTCTATTCGTTTGCCGATTGGTGGAGTACGGAAGCCTGGATGACGGTGGCCAATATGATCCCTGAATTCCATAAGAATGGGTTACTGAATGGCTACAATATCAAGTACCATATTTCCATCCCGGATGATTATTTTGAAAAGGATAATGCTACCCAGGAAGAAAAGGACGCACTGAAAGAAGAAGTTCTTCAGCAAATGGGGGATACGTTCGCCGGTATCGATAACGCTGAAAAAGTTCTATTCACGTTCCACAAAAATGAAACGATAGGGGGGAAGGAGTATCCAGGCGTTCGGGTAACGCCGATTAAAAATCCGATGTCGGATGATGCGTATACGGGTCTATTCAATACGGCTAATGAAGTACAATCTTCCGGCCATAGCTTCATCCCGGTACTCAGTGGCGTGGCCACGGGTAGCAAATTAGGCGGATCCGGGAAAGAACTGGAAGCGGCGGCCAATTACCAGCAAGGGTTTTTAACGCCCGCCGATCGTCTGATTTTACTTCAGTTGCTTTATGTGGCTAAACAGATCAACGGGTGGAATACGAAAACTCGATTTGATATCCGGAACATTTCCCTGTATACCTACGACGTGACACCAGGGGGAACTACGCAAAATAAAAAGGCTTCACCACCAACTGAAGAAAAAGAAGATGCTGATCAATGATATCGCTTCCGTAAAAAAACACCTGGGCGGCGTTCAGAAAACGATGAACTGGGCAACCTGGGAACCCTTTGTGGCTGGGGCGGAACATTCGTACATCATTCCCGCCATCGGCTGGGAGCTTTACGATCAGTTAACCACGGTAACGGCTCCCAGCCCTAAACAGAAGCAACTGATCGAAATGCTTCAGCGGGCACTGGCCTTTTTTGCTTACGTAGACGGATTCCCCCAGCTGGTACTTTCCATTGGTGATATCGGGATCTCAGTGGCTACACCCTCCCAAACTCAGGCGATGGGTAAATGGATGTATGTGGCGGCCACCAAGGACGCGGCCGCGAAAGCCGATCGGTATCTGGAAGGGGCTTTACAATACCTGGAAAAGTTCGAATCCGAATTCCCAACCTGGCAAACTTCAGAAGCGTATACCCAAAACCGTGGGCGGATGATTGCTTCAGCTACCGAAGCCACGGTTTACTTTCCCGCCCTTCAGGGAAGCCGGCGGCTTTATCTGAACATTCGGGGATACTATCACCAGGCGGAAGAAGAATTCATTCAGCCAGTGATCGGCGAAGCCTTGTACGAAGCCCTGATGGGAAAGCTGAAAACGCCAGGCTCCAGTTTGACCACGGAAGAGCGGAAGGTACTTAGCCTTTGCAGAAAAATGGTAGTACAGTTTGGCTTTGCTCAGGCGGTTCCCTACCTGAATCTGAACGTTGATTTCCGCCTGGTATCAGAAACCGACGGGATCCTGAACGAAGACGCCCTGGGTACCACGCGGCTGAATGCGATCATGGTTCAATCGATGAACGTGGCCAACGACAAAGCGGCCGAATTGAAGCGGTATATGAATGAAGTGGCATCGGCTACGATCCTTCCGGAATACTTCAGTTCCGGACTGTATACCGATCCCAACGAACGGAAAAACCGACGCCCGAAAAACGATCCCAGAAACCCCCATTTCGCACTTTACTAATGCAAAAGCACTTAATCCGGTTTTTTACCACGATCCTGGTAATAACTCTTTTTTTAGCCCTGATTACGGGCGTTCTGGTCACGCTGAAGCTTTTCGGAATCACGGCCATTGCAGAATTACCCTGGGCTACGGTTACGGCCGCTCTGTGGTGGCCAGCCGTGGGCGTGGGAGCCATCGCCCTTTTGCTGATCGTGGGTCTATTCCTGTACCTGCTTTACGCGACCGGCAAAGCCCTTTTCTTTTCATAAACCCCTTTAAATGTTTTCAAAGCCATGTCAGCATTACCTTTTGATCAACAAGGATCCCCCGTCATTCCTTTAAACAAAATTTCAGATCTGGCCGCTCAGGAAGCCGAAGCCCAGGCAATGGCCGCCCAGGCAAACGCCCGCCTGGAGCAAATAGCCCAGCAACGGGAACGCGACCGTATGGAGCAGGAAAACCAGCTACTCAAAGAGTATGATGGCCGTTTGAAGGATGCTAAATTTTTCCGGGAAGAAGCCCGCCAGACCACGGATCCGGACGAAAAACGCCGCCTTTTGTTACTCGCTGGCCAGGATGAAGATAAGGCCCGCGAAATTGCCGCCCAGCTGGGCATGAACCCGGCCGAAGTCGCCCCAGCCGAAAAAACGCCCTGGTGGCAATTTACCCACGGAAAAATGGCCATTTATCAGATTATTGGTATTGTGCTGGCTTTATTCCTGTGTTACAATTCTTTCACCGGCTATCAGGCGAAGATCACGGAAATGAATAAATCGCTTCCGTTTGATAAACAGCTTCAGCCCTACGATGAAACGTCGATCCAGAAGTTCTTCTTTGAAAAGCTGGTTCAGTTTTCAGATCTTCCTACGGCCCTGATTATGGTGCTTTTAGTGGTTCCCTTTGTCGGATTTTACGTCCTACCGATTTTCGGATACGGGCGGAATATTTGGCAAGAATTTAAAGAGGAAATCACCGCATGGGAACGAATCAAATTTACCGGCTCTATTATCTTGGGCTTCTTTCTTTACTTGGCTTTATCGCACCTGGTCAAGCCCTAGCACAAACGAAAGCCCCCACCAAAAATAAAGTCTGGGTGGGGGCTTCCATTAACTTCAAAACGGAAGACGCCCTTCGCCAGGCGGTTTTCGATACGGCGAAAAGCCAGCTACACGTTCGGGAACGGACAAACCGGAATGATCATCGGGATATTACTAAGTATAACCAGGCGATCCTACTTCCAAAAAATGCTTTCTACTGTGCATCGGGCCTTTACTGGTGCCACCTGGCCAATGGCGTAAGGCTTCCCATCGCGGCCCCTGGGGCGGTCTTCAGCTGGTTTAGTGATCAATCCAAAATCATCTACCGGAGATCCGCCAGGGGAAACCAGCGAACCGGCAGGAAACCCCAGCTGATGGATGGCGTAAGCCTTTTTCAAAGCCACGTCGAAGGCTACGCTTCCCGATCGTGGGATCCGGACGCCGAATACATCCAAACCATCGGATTTAATACCACGGGCGGAAAGGGAACCGTGGGCGGGGTGTACATGGTACGCCGGCGGCTTCGCGACGTAAAGCTGATGGTCAATCACATTACCCCATACTTTGAAACCTTAAAGGCTTTAAAAAATGCCAAATAGTGAAGTGATCGAAGCCATGAACTGGAAGGACGGTATCGCCTTCATGATTCTGGGAGCCTTTATCTGGCATTGCATCTTTTCCGGCATGATCGCCCTTAACGGTTGGAGGCCAACCAAACGATATGCTGGATCTTCCACACCTGAATGGCCCAAACATGACCGGGTACATCTGAAAGATCCAGTGAAATATGGTAGGGTAGGGCCATACCCACCACCCCAGCCACCTACAGAACCCCCCAGGCGTGCCTGATCAAGACAGTACCCCAGTACCTTTTCAAACCCTTTCAATTCCACTTTTATGAATCCAAGTTTGAGTATTGCCCAGCGGCTGACAGCCCCCACTTCCAAGTTTTTTAAACCCCTGATGTACGCTGGGGCCATCGTGGCCGCCCTGGTGGGTGGATTGTCGATTTTCCAGGAAAACCTGGCGGCCGCCGGCTACGGTGTACCGGCTTTGATAGCTCAGGCCAGTACGATCGTGGGCTGGATTGGTGCGGCAATTGCCGCCGTTTCCAGCTTCACGGTAGATTTTGACGCTCTGAAGGCAAAGCAGGAAAGGAAGTAATGAAGGGCCTCATTTCCCTCATTGCATTTGTTCAGAAGGATGGCCGCCGATTTCTTTTTGAAGTGGTCGGGGCCATCCTTCTGGCTTTTGTATCCTGGCTGATTACATCCTGGTTAGAGGGCCTGGAATTGAAGGGATGCCAGGATGAACGTACCGAACTTTTACGGATGGCTCAAAAGGCTACGGCTTACCAGGATTCGATCAACTACACCACACAACTGAAACTTAAGGATCAGCAGATCCTGAAAGCCCATGAAGAAAATTACAAGCTTCGCGAAAAGATCGCTTTGGATTCTATTAGCCATTTTACCGATATGGAATCTATGCGGGCAATCAACGAGCGGTACCGCCGATAGTTCCGCCATTACTTCGGAGTATATCCGGAACGTAAAACGAATCCACCAGGATCTGGTGAAGGGTGATATGGCCCGGCGGGAAGTGGTAGATCTACGCGGCCGGCTTCAGGGCTGTGAGATCGAAAACAACAACCTGGAGAATTCCCTTCGTACTAGCCAGGGAAAGGAATTAGCCCTTACGAATTCGCTGATGGAAAGCCACCAGGAAACCGAGAAAGAACGTAAGGAAAAGCGGGCCGCCCGGTGGGAAGTCTGGCTGTGGCGATTAGGTACGGCGGGAATAGTGGTTTGGAAAATTTCAACTGCATTCCGATGAGAAACGTACAAATAGGAACCCAAACTTTTCAGGTGCCCGAATCCTGGGAAGAATGTACTTCAGAACAGCTTCTTCTGCTTTTACCGCTTCGATTGGTAGATATGGATAGCCTTCGGGTGGGGGAACGGGCTCGAATCAAATGGAAAACAATTCTTTCCATTCTCAATGCCCCTGCAAAACTTACGCTTTCCCTAGAAATCGAAGACCGACTTCGTTTAGCTAGGTTAACCAGCTGGATCTGGAAACAAAAAGAAATTAAGAAGAAACCCTTCACTTCATTTTTGTTTCAGGAAGTGAAGTACATTCTTCCGGATCCTGGCTACGCCAATACATCTGCCATTGAAATTGCGATGGCCAACATTCAGTATTTGGCCTTTGGAAGGAAAAAGAATCCGAACGTTAAAGCCATCTATCAGCTGGTGGCCACGCTTTGCCGCCCGGAACGCAAAGATCTTCAAGCTTTCAAAACTTCGACGGAATGGAATGGTGATATCCGTGAAGAATACAATACCGTAATCGCTCAGGAGCGGGCCAGCCAGTTCGAAAAAGGCAATTTGCCCGCTGGCGTCGTGATGGGTATGCTGTACTACTTTGAATGGATGAATAGCAATTTCCTGAAACAATACCGGGACGTTTATTCCGATGATGATAGCGAAGAAGAACCGCTGTATCAGAACGGTGAAGGCTTAATAACTACACTCATGGAAGTAGCCAAATCAGGCACCTTTGGCGACTTCGAGAAGGTATGTAAGCAAAACGGGCATACAATTTGGATTTTTCTTAAAGACAGTAGTATGAAAATAAAAAAATATAATATGTTTGCTAATAATTAATTGTCTTAATTCACACTTTAGATTTATGAAAGGTTTTAATTGGAATAATATTATTCCTTACTTCTTGGGTTGTTTAGTAGGTTTGATTAGTTTATATACATTATCTAGATCATATTCTGAAAAAAAAACTACTTTTTTAGTATGGTTAACTGAGCCATTTATTAAATTTTCAGAAAGTCCATATGGGGCTTTATTAGCAGCAATTTCTATTGCTATTCCAGTTGGTTATTTGTTGCTGAAATATTTAGATGGTAAGCACATAACAATGGATTTTTTAAGAGAAGCTAGTGAAGCTTCAATAGATGACGTTTTAAAACTTCTTACGCTTCTTAATGGTAATCAAGAAAAAATATTATCTAACATTGATCAAGCTAATCTTGATAGTTCGATAAATCAACCAATTATTGATGAAGAACAGCGGAAAGCTTTATCTCAAGAAATTATATACAAAATAAAAGGTGAAATTGACGATTCTTTTATTGAAAGTTTAAAAAAGCATATATCAGAAGATTTAATTAATGTAAAAACAAAGAGTTATAATAGAATTTACATTTCTTTAGATGAGATCAAATTAAGGATAAGGAATGAAATTTATAAACTAGATAGACGAGCTAATTCTAACTTGGCTATTGGAGTTATTATAACTATGATGGCATTAAGTTTACTTTGGTTTTACACTAATAATATTAATTTAAATAATCCAGATAAAATTAGTGTAGCATTTAGTTTTCTTCCACGATTGTCTTTGGTTGTTTTCGTTGAGATATTTGCTTATTTCTTTTTAAGGCTCTATAAAATTTCGCTTAATGATATTAAATACTATCAAAATGAATTGACGAGTGTTGAAATGAAGTTAACTGCCTTGGAATTAGCAATTGCTTATGGAGAAAAGAAAGATATATCAAATATATTGAATGATTTTTCAAAAGCAGAGAGAAATTTTATTTTGAAAAAAGGTGAAACTACCTTAGATATAGAAAAATCCAAAGTTGATAAGGAAAACAACAATGCTTTAATAAAAAGTATTACCGACTTAATACCTAAAAAGTCATAAAAGCTGTCCTACTAGAGAGAACTTTGTCGCCGGATATTTCATAGAAAAAATCTCATTCTATGATATCCGGCGATCTCGTTTCGTACATCAATTACTTTAAATTCTGGGCTGATGCCCATCCGGACGTAAATTTCTTCACGTTCGGATCTGTAGAAAAGGGGGCTACCTATGCTGTTTCCCAGCCTGGCTTCGCTTACCCCTTCGTATGGCTGGAACAGCCCATTATTCAATCCCTGGATAATGACGCCAGCCACTTCAATGAAATCTACCATACCGGCATTACAGTACTGATCCATGCGGATCTGGACGATTTTGACGCCCAGATTCAGGCGTATGCGAAAAGTCTTCAGATCCTGCATTCCCTTCAGGCAAAAATGAAGAAGGATCGCAAACGCGGGGAACTGAACTTCGACTGGAACCAGATAAAAAAAGAAGCCGTAAACCAGCTATGGATGGATTCGCACTACGGTTGGCGTATGGAAATCCCCTTGGAACTTAACATTAACCCCCTGTTAGTTGTATGAATAAGCTGGCCATCCTTTCGTACTTGCCGGCACGCCTGGCACTGAATCCCATCGTCGTGAATATCGAGGCCGCTGATCCAGTGGCTTACCCAGATCGATCTGGTCTTCGTTATTTCTGTACCGTGATGCTTCCCGGATCCTATTTATCCAATCAGTTTGAAGAACTGATCCGGCTGGAAGGGGCTGAAATCCCGCCATCCAAAACTGGATCCACCGTACTATTTCAGGGTGCGTTCTTCGAGATTCAGGAACAGCTGGAAGCCTTACTGGAGCGGCAAGCCCCCGAATTCGGGCAAAGAAAAATATCTGTTCTGAGTAACCTGGTAACGCCGTATTACTGCATTCTTTCGATCGAAAACAACGACGAAGAAATTTATTCCTTTACCCAGCCCGTTCAGTATGCCATCAAAGCGGGAATCAATGAACGCGACTATTCCGCGTATAAGGATCTTTTCTTCACCGAGTTTCTGGGAAAAAATCGGCGGTTTTTAACCTGGTCGCCGGTTGTCAAGACGATACACCCAGCCCAGCCTGAATTCCTGTACTTTCTTACCAATACATCGCCCGTTCCGCAAAATTTGCGTGTTTGCTACCAGGTGCGTTACAATGATCGATCCGAAGAAAGCGGATGTAATGAAGCCTTGATGAATGTGTACCCGTTCGCGGTTCATTGCGTGCCGGTGGGGCCGGTTGCCCTGGGGCTGGATCAGAAGGAAAAGATCGTGGTTTCGTACCGCGTATGGCTGACCAATGAAAAGGATGAACGGATCTCTGAATTCAGGGAATACCGACTGGAGCAGGAATACCGGCGGAACGTGCGTTTTGTGATCTTTGCCAATTCCCTGGGGGGCTATGATACGTTGTACCTGGTCGGAAAAGGGGATGAAAACCTGAAGGTAAGCCGCTTTCTTTCCGATCGTTTCAATGGCTGGGAATACCTGCCTAGTTACTCAGAAACCGTAATTAATACCGTAACGGGTGAACGAGAACTAACGGTGGCCACGGGTTGGCTAACGAAGGAACAGCTTCGGTATCTGGAAGATCTACTTCTGACGAAAGAAGCTTACCTGGTCACGGATCGGGCTTTCATTCCCCTGGTACCGGCCACGGATAGTTTGCGGGGAAAAGTAGACGATGAAGATCTGATCGGCCGTACCCTGACGTTCCGCTATGCCAATGACGAAACCAATTTTTCAGCCCTACCGAATCCTTCGAATTTACCCGTTCGGGCCACCGGCTGGCGGGTGAAAGCGATGGCGTGTCTTTTGGATGGAAATGGAAAGCGTACCGGAAAGAAAGCGGCCACGCTTTTGGAACAGTACTACATCGATGATAATTCTAAAGTACCCGGATCCTCCATCAAAGCCAACGTACCAGGTACGCCTGGCTACATTCCGCCCGTCGAATCGGCCGAATGCGAAACAACGCCGTTTTTGAACAATGCCATCACCCGGGCGGGTACCTATACCCGTAAGAACTGTACCGGTGGCATGGTAGGCGGCCCGGCAACTATCACAGTTTCCGCCGGATTGTTTGGCAGTGAACTAAGCCAGGAAGATGCCCAGTCCAAAGCGGAAGCCGAATACGCCCGCCTGAATACCCAGGAGTACGCCAACATCCGCGGTACCTGTATACTCCAGCCCGAATTATACGATTGGGAAGTTCCCGCTGGCCATTTCCATTACCGGGCTTCAGATCCCACGAAAGTGGCCCTATTCTATATCGGCGAAGGCCAGACGATGGGAAATAGCTGGGATATTCAAGGGGCGGGTGGATTCTATATTTTTCCCCAGAATACGAATGATCTGAATTTCCCGATCGCAGGGAATCAGTTTTGGTGGAGATTTCGAACCTATGGCACCCCAGGCAGTCGCCAGACGTACCGCGTGTACGTAAATGGTCAGCTGAAGTTTGAACGTACTAATTCCCAACTCAATCAGGATGGCTATACCCACAACGACTTCCCGGAAATCCTGGCGGCCGGCGGCTTCAAGTCTGGGGATAAACTTTTCATTCAGGTAATTGACTTATAAAATGGCTGATCCGCAAACGATTATTCAAGAGCTCCAGCCTTCACTGGAAGAAATCCTTCAGGATGCGATCCGGGACTTTAAAAGTGCGTTAGAGGCGAAAGGGTTAGTGCTTACGGGGAAGTTGAGAGATAGTTTTACGTATCATATCATCTCAGAAGCGAACCTAGAAGGAACGATCGATTTTGAAGACTACGGGCGTTTAAAAGATCTCAAATCCATCTATTACGAAAACGGCCCTCCGGCGGTGGAAGTAATGCAGGACTACGTGAATTTAATCGGGGTTGATAAGTTTGCTTACGTACCTGGCTATAAAAAAGGCAAGATGCCGACCGTTAATCGGGCCGTTTCCCGAATCGCCTGGGGTTTGGTCTTTAACCGAATCAAGGAGCCTTCAGTAAAACGGAAATTTAAAGGCACCTGGTATAATATGAGTAAAGTCAAAACGGTATCGAAGGCCACCAAGAAAATAGGCACCCGTTACGCTCAAATGGTTACGCAAATCGTAGCCGACGATCTGGAGAAAACCGAGTAAACAGCGTCCTATGATAGGCTTATGGCTTCCCTGAATTTGCAGGGAAGCCATATTTTTTATAGCCATGAATCAAACGGAAGTATCGCGGATCAAGCTGGTGATCGATGGAACGGAAGGGGAAGAAACCCTGAAATCGCTGAAGGCCGAATCTAAAGAAATCAACGACGAACTCAAACGGATGAAGGATGCCGGCGAAGTCGGGTCAGAAGCCTGGAAGGAGCTTAAAAACCGCCAGGTGGAAGTAAATGCTGAATTAAAATCCTTCAAAAACAACATCGATATCAACGATGCTTCCATGACAGAATTGACGGTAAAAAGCCGCCATTTGCATGGAGAATTAAAAAACCTGAAGGCAGGATCTGAAGAATGGATCGCCAAGATGGACGAGATCGGCCGAACGGAAGCCCGGATGGAGGAAGTCCGGAAAGAAATGGCCCGGCTCAAACAGGAAGCCCTGGAGAATTCTGACGCCTACAAAGAGCTACAGAAACGCCAGGAAGAACTGAATCAGGAAATGGTATCGATGGTCAAAAACATTGACCTGAACGACGCTTCCATGAATCAGCTTCAGGCGAAAAGTAAGCTTTTGAATGAAGAACTGAAGGATCTGAAAGTAGGTACGGCCGAATGGGTGGCCAAAATGAAGGAGATCGCCGAAGTCGATGAACGGATCGGGGAAGTAAACGAGGAAATGGATGAGCTCCGGGATACGAACGACAAAAACGCCCTTTCCTGGACTCGCGTGAAGGAAGCCGCCCTGGGAACGTTTGCGGCCTTCAGTCTGGAAGATATCATTCAGGAAGTGGTACAGTTCGGAAAGGAAGCCGTGAATTCGGCCGTTGAAATGTCTGACGCCATGTCGGATATTGAGAAGGCCACCGATATGACCACCGAGGAAGTAGAAGGACTCGTGGCCAGTATCCAAAAGATCGATACGCGTACGGCCGTTGAAGATCTGGCAGATATCGCCGTGGTGGCGGGTCAGCTGGGCATCGCTAAAAACGAAGTACTGGGCTTCGTGGAATCCGTTGATCGTGCCGTGGTGGCATTGGGTGACGAATTTTCGGGTGGAGCGGAAGAAGTAGCGGCGACTATTGGAGGGCTTCAAAAGCTTTTCAAGGAAACGAAGGATCTGGAAGCGGGCAAAGCCATCAACGATATTGGATCCGCGTTAAACGCATTAGGGGCCGCCGGATCGGCTACGGCCCCCGTGGTAGCTGACTTTACGGCAAGGATGGGCCAGCTGGGCGATCTATCCCCCCAGATCGGCGAAACGATGGGTTTAGGGGCCGCCTTCCAGGAATTGGGTTTAACGGCTGAAATTGCATCGGGTGGTTTGTCTAATATCCTGTTAGGAGCGGCAAAAGCTACGGGATTGTTTGCCGAGCAGCTGGGCATTTCTGAAACGGAAATGAAGAAGCTGATCAATACGGATCCGAATACTTTCCTTCTCAAACTTGCTGAAAGTTTACGCGGCCTTCCTACCGATCAGGTAACTAAACGCCTGGATGATCTGGGTATTAAGTCGCAGGAGGCCACAAAGGTGATGAGCCTTCTGAAGGATCAGACGGATCTGGTACGTGATAAGCAAAAACTGGCCGCTGAAGAAATGCGGAAGGGTACCAGTTTAACGGATGAATTCAACAAAAAGAACACCAACGCGGCCGCCGAAATGGCGAAGATGGGAAAGGAAATCAAAGCCCTATCCCTGAGTTTCGGCCAGACATTGCTTCCCGTTGTCCTGAAAGTAGGGGAGGTCTTTGTCGCGTTTATTAAAACGATCCAAGCGGCCCCAAAATTCATTAATGACAATAAGGCCGCCCTGGCACTGCTGGCCATCGGTCTGGTAACGTTTAACGCTCAGGCCATCGCGGCGGCCACGGCATCGCTGGCCTTGGCGGCCGCTGAAAAGGGGCGGGCCATTGCCACCAGTGCCGTTACGGTGGCCCAGAATGCTTTGAACGTAGCCATGAAGGCCAACCCGATCGGGTTGATCATTACCGCGTTAACGCTTCTGGCCAGCGGTCTGATGTATGCCTACAATAACAGCGAAACCTTCCGGGGCATCGTAAACGGATTATGGGCCGCCCTGAAGACTGGAATCGGCGTCGTGACGGATCTATGGAATACCTTCAGCGACTGGATATCCGAAACCCTATCCCCGTTGGCCGGGTACCTTACCCCTATAAAATCCGCCCTTTCGGCTTTATGGGATAATATGACCGCCGGGGTTTCGATCCTGCGATCGATCGGATCCGCCATCGCTTCTTTCTTCATCGGTGGGCTGGAGTCCCTGGGTGTGGCCATTCAGCCCATCCGTACGGCCGTTCAAAACCTGTGGAATGTGATTGCATCCGGTATTAATACCGTGATGAAGGTGGGCCAGGCATTCGCTGAATTTCTTCACATCGATAAGCTGGTGGATAAGGCTACGCAGGCCGGAAAGCAAATCGGTACGTCGTTCACCAAAGCTTACGACGCTGAAACCACGAAAGCCAGGGCGGCGGATCTGGCCGGTGATAAGGCTCACAACGATCAGAAAGCCGGCCAGGCGAACGCATCCGCGAAGGCGGCGGCCGGTCACCAGGCGGCGGCCAATAAGGGAGCACTGGCGGGAATGGCCACGGACAACACCGAGCATCTGAGCAAAGAGGAACAGAAAGCTCAAAAGCACGCCCAGAAGGTTGCAGACGATAAAAAGAAGGCGAATCAGGACGCGAACGAAGCCATCCGGAAGGCCAGCATTGAAGCCATTGCCGACGAGCAAACGCGTAAACTGGCCCAGCTGGCTTTCGATCGGGATAAAGAGATCCAACGGATCCAAGAATCCCAGGCTTCCCAATTTCTGAAGCGTCAACAGGAAGACGCCGCTAACCAGGCGTATGAGACGAAGAAGGCGGCAATGGAAAAGGAATTCCGAGATAAGAAAGCGAAGGAAGAAGCCGACCTGGAAGCCCAGATGGAAAAGATCCGGATTGCGGCCATTACGAATGATCGCGATCGGAAAGTGGCTGAACTGACCGCCCAGGCAACCCGCGAAAAAGCAGAGATCGAACGCAGTAAACTAGACGAAGCCCAGAAAGCGGAAGCCTTGAAGCTCATTAATGAAAAGCTTCAGCGGGATATCGCCACGGCAAACGAGGAAGGACGCCAGAATGATCTTCGTAAAAACGAGGAAAAACGTCAGAAGGAAAAGGCTTCAAACGATGCCCTTTTTGATTCCCAGTTCAAAGCGGCGGTGGCGAATGCGGATCTGAATCTGGAATTGGCCAGAAATAATTCCCAGGCTATTCTGGAGGCGAAAAAACAGAAGCTACAGGCAGAATACGAATACAACCGGAAAAAGCTTCAGGATGAAGCCGATGAAGAAAAGCGGAAGAATCAGGAACTGATCACCGACGCCGACGCCAGGGCGAAAGCAGAGCACGCGATTGATGAACGTTTACGTGCCCAGCTGAAGGCGGGAGATATCCAGTTTCAGAACGAAAAAACGGCCCTTAATCAGGAACACCTGGAACGCCGCCGGCAGAACACGGAACAATTTTTCGGAGCCATTAACGGGCTTATGCAGGGGGATTATTCCGCTTTCATGGGTTTCCTGGGTGACAAACTGAAGAACGACGCGGCCGCCAATAATCAAAAGCTTCAGGACTTTGCCCAGAAGGGCCAGGAAACCCTGGCAGTAGGCTCCCAGGTGATTGATTCCCTGAAGCAGGTAAACCAGAAGTTCCTGGAAAGCCAGCTGGCTAAGATTGAAAAGGAAAAGCAGGCCCAACTAAAAAGCTGGGATGCCCAGTACAAGGCCGGTACAATCAGCAAAGAGGAGTACGAAAAGGGGATCGCTGAAATCGATGCCGACGCTGACGAACGCGTGAAAGCCGAAAAACTGAAGGCATTCAAACGCGAACAAACCCTGCAAATCGCTTCGGCACTGGTAAACGCCGCCCAGGCGGCCCTGAAAAGTATGGCCATTATGGGTTTCCCGTTGGGCCTCATTGGGGTAGGCGTATCGGCCGCGATGGCCGCCATTCAGATCGGGATCATCAAATCCCAGAAGCCGCCCAGCTTTGCAAAGGGGGGAGCCTCATACGTAAAAAATGCCGGCGTCGTTCGCGGATCCCGTCACGGATCCAGCTACGGCCAGGCAGGAATTTCAATGGTGGATCGCGTCAGTGGTCAGGAGGTTGGAGAAATGGAAGGGGATGAGCCCTTTATGATCCTTTCGCGGGATACGTATAAAAACAACGGGAAGGTGATCGATATGCTTCTTCACTCCAGCCTTCACCGCAATGGGGCGAAGATCTTCCGGGATGGTGGTATCGGATCCGTTCAGGAAACTCCCTACGCTCAACGGGGTATGTACCTTTTTGGATCCAAAAAGGCCAAAAAGGCCGCGAAGGAAGCCGAAGCCCAGGCGGCGGCCGCTCAGGCTGAAGCCGAAGAAATGCAACGCCAGGCGGAAGCCGAAGCGGCGGCGGCGGCGGCTTCTTATGGGGGTGGCGTACCTGCTGATGGGGTGTACGTGCCAGGGGCCGATGGGGATCCGTCCGGAACCGTGGCCGCCACAAACGAACAGATCCAGGCCAGCCAGGAAATGATGGGGATCATCGGAGATAATACCGAAGCGACCGTGGATCAGCTGGGCATCATTTCAACGACGCTTAACGCCCTACTAGATGAAAGCAAAGGCCAAACCGGCCTACTGGGTAGGATTGCATCCAAAGATCTAAGCGTTTCGGTTCATAACGTTGTAAACGTAATGAATCAGATCAACGTTGTCGCTGGCGACTCAAATTTGAAGTAATGCTGGAAATTCGCATCGAAGGCCATTCCGTGGAGTTATCGCCCGGAATGGCCATCACCCTCGAAAAGTTTAACCCCTTACTGGATTTTAGTACGATCCAGGGAAGCCGGGTCTACGGATTTACGCTTCCGGATACGCCACTAAACCGGCGGATCATGGGTCATTTTTATAATCCCCAGGTAGGGTACAAGAACCGCCGTTTTTACTGCGAAAAGTACGTGGATTCCCAGCTGGTAGAACGCGGTTACGTGAAGATAACCGAAGCCAACGCCGCCGGCTGGTCGATGTATTTCACCCAGGATCTGGGAAACATTTTCGGAGATCTCCAGACGATCAATTTATCAGAGATTGATTTCGGCTCCCTGGCTATTCCTGCCACGGAAATAGTATCGCCTGAAGCCTTTTGTTTTCCTACAATTCTGAATCCAGGCTTTTACGGGAACCAGCCCGTGGAAGGCTTTTCGGGTCAGGTCAACGAAGTGGGTTCCCAGGTGGCCAGGGTACCCATGTTTTTCGTAAACTGGCTCTTGGATCAATTTGGCCAATGGTGGGCTGGCGGTTTGATGGATCCTACTTCACGGATCCCGATATGACGCGTCTCATTCTGGCAAACCTGTTTTCCCTAGATGGAGCCAATGAAATCAAGGTTCAGAATCACCTTCCGGAAGTCACGGCCGGCGGGCTTTTGCTGGAGCTTCGGAAGCTTTTTAATCTGTATCTGGATTTCGATGTTCGAAAGCGGATTTGTACGGTAGATTTTGCGGAAGATATCCTGAAATTGCCCACCCTGCTGGACTGGACTTCGAAGGCCAATCCGGCCCATATCAAACTTCCGGAAACGGTCAACCGCCTGGAGCTTTCCTACGAGATCGACGGAAACGACGCTTTGCTGAAGCCGATTCCGTTGCACATGGATAAGTACATCACCAAGGAAACCACGGCCAACGAAGGCGGATCTACCTTACCCATCAAATCTCGTTTTTCTACGTACCTGATCGATACCGAAACGGGGCTGGCCATCACCAGCCAGCCAGGGATCAGCCCGAATAATAAGGATAGTAATACGAAGGGAACGCCGAAGGTTCTATTCTGGAATGACCCGGTGAACGAGGTACCTACGGCTACGGCCCAAACGGAAAACCGATCGCTTTTCTGGCAGGGAGAAAACAGCCTACCAGGGAAGAGTTTTTCCCGGTTTGAACGCTTCAAAGAAAATACGTTCCTGATCCGAAAAACCATCTACCTGACGCCGGCGGATATGGCCGTATTTAGCTTCCGGAACAAAGTTCACATCAAAGGCGTGAACTACCTGGTGGGATCGCTGAAGGCTTCCCTGAAGACAAACCAAAAGATTATTCCGGTGGAAGTAGAATTATGGAAAATTTAAAATTAATATTTATAATTATAGTCAAAATCAATTTAAGTTATGAAGCACGTAAGGTTTGTTATTAGGAATTTCAAAGGCATAGAGAATGTGGAAATTAATCTAGGTAACGAAAATCCGCTAGATGTTATAACGCTAATAGGTCTTAATGAAAGTGGCAAAACTACAATTTTAGAAGCTATAGCTTTGCTAGGATCATCAATTAAAGATTCTGAAGCTCATAAGTATATACCAAAATCAAAAAAAAGCAACTTCAATGCACAAGTTTCCGTATATGCGAAATATAAATGGAGCGATAATGATAATTTTTTACTCCAAACGTATGCAAAAACGTTAGGCTTTGCATCTTTTGATTATATCAATGAGCATAGCTTAGGAATGGTGATTAAATTTAAGAATTCAAATTTTGAAGGTAAATCAAGAAATTATCTTATTAATTTCAAAGGAAGGAAGATTGGAAGTGATAAAAAAGTAGTTATTGAGCATCCATCAGAAGATTGGAAGAAGCTAGTGAGATATATTGATAAAGCTTTAGTGCCTCAAATATTGTACTATCCTGACTTTCTGTTTGATTTCCCTGAAAAAATATATATTGATGATGAAGGGTTAGCCAATATTAATAATGAAAGCTATATAGAAGTTATTGAAAATATATTAAAACTAATTGATAGTCAGTTGAATATAAAAGACCATATATTGAATCGTATAAAAGATCCAATGCCATCAAATATTGAAGCATTAGATGAGACTCTTAATAAAATGAGTGCTAAAGTAACGGATAAGGTTTTTTCAGTTTGGGAAAAACTTTTCAATAGTACATTTAAAGAAATAATTATTACATATAAAGTTGAAATGTTTACAGCAACTCCAAGATATTATTTAGAATTTAAATTAAGGGAAGGATCTAGTAAGTTTAATATTAACGAAAGAAGTCTTGGTTTTAAATGGTTTTTTACATTCTTACTTTTTACAGAGTTTAGAAAATATCGGAGAAATAATATGAATAATGTATTATTTTTACTTGATGAACCCGCATCAAACCTGCATTCTACTGCTCAAAAGAAGCTTCTCTCGACGTTTTCTGATTTGGTGATTAATTCTACATTGATTTATACTACTCATAGCCATCATTTAATAAATCCAGAATGGTTAAATGGCGTTTATGTGGTTAAGAATAGGAAATTAGATACAGATGACGATTTAGGGTTTCTAACTAATAATACAAAAGTTGAAGCACTTATTTATAAACAATTTGTCTCCAAGTATCCCAATCAAACAGATTATTTTCAACCAATATTAGATACATTAGAATTCCAACCAAGTTATTTAGAAAAAATTCCTAATATTATTATTGTTGAAGGTAAATATGATTACTATACTTTAAAATATTTCGATAAAATCAATTTTAAAGATAAGTACAATAATTTATATATTTATCCAGGTAATGGAGCTAATTCTAATAAGTCAATTATAAAAATGTATTTAGCTTGGGGAAGGGATTTTATTATTTTATTAGATGGAGATCAAGCAGGACAAAAAGCTAAAAGAGAATATATTAAGCAATACGGTGTAGATATTAAAGATAAAATAGTTACGTTATTGGATATCGATTCGTCATATACGAGTTATATGGAAAGCTTGTTTGATTCCAATGAATTGATAGAAATTACTCAAAAATTTGATTCTAAAGCTAAGGCTTATGATAAAAGTAAATTCAATAGTTCTTTGCAAAATATGTTATATTTTAATGAAAAATATGTTTTTAAGGAAGAGACGCTAAAAAGGTTTGATAAAATTTTTGATTTTTTAGCAAAAAAATGGTAGAGATTTTATTAACAAAAGGTTGGCCAATGCCAACCTTTTTACTTTTTCATAGTTCAACCTTTGTTTTATATGTATAACCTTCAGCCCGAGGTGGCCAGTAAATTTATGACTGGCCACCTTTTTTTGGCCTTCCAGGACTTGATTTTTAAGGGTTAATTAATCAATCTTATCATACTGTTTTTGACGCACCCGGCCCAGTTCTAAGGCCACCCGGCGTTCATCTGGACGCCCATACACTTCCAGCCCCCTGGTGGTTAACCTTCCCAGCATCACCTTCACGGCGTCTTCCGTCATTCCCAGGGAATTCAGGCACCAATCCGTAAACGTTTTCCGGCCGGTCTTCGTGGATATTTTCGAAGCCAACGGTTCCGGGAATTTAAGTTCGGCCGCCATGAGTTTCAGCCAGTCGTTCATCGTCTGGTTCGCCTTAATGGGCAAATTTTCCCAGCCCCCGTACTTTTCGATAATCGGCAATACCTCTTTGAAAACGGGTAATTTGGCCATAACGTCGGTTTTTATACGATTGTGGTAAATCCAGTTTGTGGCATCTACGCCCTGTTTAATTTTCACGGAAGCCTGGGCGGCCATCGCCTTCAAATCCGCGTAATGGAAGCCCGTTCGACAGTAAATAATAAACACGTCTGCCACTTCCTGAAGGTGTACATTACTGAACTGATGGTTTTTCAGCTGATTAAATTGTTCGGGCGTCAGGAAAACTGGAGCTTTTGATTTCTCATTCGGTACCCGGAATCCCTGTAAGGGGTCAAAATCTGCCAACTTTGCCCCAGGTGCCCATTTCGTCACCTGCTTAATGACCTGGCTATGTTTGCGTATATAGCTGTCTTCGTGCCGGTGTTTTTTCTTCATCCACCGCCGGTATTTTTTCAAGAGTTCAACGTCGAAAAGCTCTAGTGGTAGGTTTAACTCTTTCTCTTCGATCAAAAAATCGACTACTTTCTTTCGTACCTTATCGTACGTTTCTAGCGTGCTGGAAGTGATGTATGGATCGTTTCCCTTTTCCTGTTTAAGCCAACGCTGGAAGGCCGAAAGGAAGGTGATACTTTCCCCTGACCGGAGATATTTCTTTTTAATGGTCTGTACGGTAAAGGGCTTGCCGCTTCGGTACAGATCGTTGTAGATCGCATTGATCTTGCCGCGAATGAGTTGGATTTTTTCATTTTTAAAAGAGCTTAAAGGATCAGTGGGCTTCACTGTATGGCCGTTCCAATCGTCTTTATGGATCTTCACGCCGGTGGTGCCGAGGCAAACCAT